ACTCAGGCTAGGGACTGTCTTCATTGGGTCAAATCAGCGGTGAGCGTGCGGAACGGAATCCGATAGCTCAGGCTAAGAATCCCGATCTCCCCCGGCTCGCCCTTCCATTCACTAGGGCCTGGGTCAACCGAATGGGTCAGGCCGCCGAGGGTGCGATCAGCCATCAGGCGGCTGTGAAGGTTGACGCGGATCGGATCGGCCAGAGCGCTCAGCGGTGAGCCGCTGACCAGGATGTCTACCGCCACGGTCAGCACGTAGTCGGTGAAGGGGATCGAGACGATGCCGGGCTCTTCCCCCAGCGGCTCCACCACGACGCACGGCATCTCTGATCTGGCCACCGCCTCCCAGCGATCCCTGAACACCCTCGAGCTGATGCCGGTGGTGGGGGTGATCGCGGTGACAATCGCTGCCAGGATCCGCTCAGCTTTGCTCAGGGTCATGGCTTCGGCTCCAGATCGGTGTCAGGCCGGCGGCGGCGGCCCAGGCCCAGCATCCGCCCGGCGGCAGGCAGCGCACCTTGGATGGGGCTGGGCACCAGCACGCCTAGGGCCCAGTTCCAGCGGCTCTCACAGGCCACCCAGGGCGATGGGGCGCGATACTCACAGATCCCGATGTAGCCGGCCAGCAGGGCAGCGGTGACCCAGTTCATAGCTTCCCCTTGCGAAGGCGATCCTCGTGGTCGTCGAGGGTGCTGCGGTGATGGGCCAGGATTTCAAGGATCTTGCCCTCAAAGGTGCCCAGGCCCTTTGAGATTGACCACAGGGCCTTGACGCCGGAGGAGGCAAGAGTTGCCGCAGCCAACCCCACGCCCGATAGGGCAATCAGTTCAGCGACTCCCACGGGTATAGGCGTGGCGGATGAACTCAGCCTAGGAAGGCTGGGTTATCAGAACGCGGCGGCGACGACCTGCCGGAGCTGCGTGACGAACGCCTGGCGGAGCAGCGTGCGGGGGGCGGGTCGTGGGGTAAGGTTATGAAGAAAATGGCGCCGATGGCGGCGTAAAGTTTGCCGTGTAAATGGCGCTATTTGAAATCCTAATCTCATCGTAATATCCATTGCCGCTTTCAAACCCAGGGCTAAAAATAATATTAGAAAAATTAAATGTCGTGGTTACGCCAGACAGTGTTACGCGGGAGACCCCGTCAACGTAAGCCGTCAGGGCGGTGCCATTTTTTACAATCGCGTGATGCTGCCAAGCATTGCGAGCCACGTTATTGCTTGATGCGGAAATGGAAAGACTTGTGCCAACAAGATAAAATAAGCCGAATGAATTGCTAGCGTTTTGTCTAAACGTAATCTCTCTAAAGCTTGCGTTTGGATAGGTTCCCGCGCTAAGTGAAAAATAACGCGCATCTACGTTGTTCGCGTGCGTAGGATAGACAAAATACTCAACAGTAAAGTTGCCAGTTCCAAAACTGTATTGCGACGGCAATGATGCAAATGGCAGGGCGCTGCTGGAGTCTGGGATCCAGATTGACTGCCCAAAGCCGCTTTGCACTTGTGCAGTTGAAATCTGCGTTGTTCCCGCTAGCGTTGGGGATAGACCTAAGAAGCTGCTGTCAACAATAGAAGTGCTGCCGTTGGCTCCATCGCCATGAAGCAGTAGTAGCGTATTGAGGTTGGCCGCCACCCTCCGCCTGGGAACAATCATCATCTTGTTGCCTCCGATGTAAGGCCCGCGTCTCCACTCATTGCGCGATCTCATTGGTCCACCCGGCGGACAGATCAAACGCATCACCGGCCTGGATCTGCTGGCGCAGTTCGGCGGCGCGTTCCAGGTTGGCGAAGCCCGCAGCCACCAAGGTATCGTGCTTGGCCATCAGGTCGATCATGGGCTGGGTAGCAGTACCCTCGGCGCTGCGGCGGATCGCCTCGGCGTAGAGCACGCCTTGCATGGGATCCACGTTGGCCGGATACAGCTTGCTGTTCGCCTGCAGCAGGGCGGCATCCACCTGGTTCAGCAGCTCCGCCTCGGGTCGCTTGAGCACCTCCAGCGTCTCCTCCCAGGTGCCAGCTGGGCCGCCCGCCTTGGGGTTGGCGTACTCGACGGGATTCCAGCTCGCCACCTCGTAGAAGATCGCCGGGTCGTACTCGCGCACCTTCGGCTCGCCGCGCAGGTAGAACTTCAGGTCGGTGCCGTCATAGGGCAGGCCGAACAGGTTCGGCCACCTGCCGCCGCCTGGGTTGGTCGCCGTGTCGCCGCGCAGCGGCACAAACAGATCCACGCTCTGCCCCTCCAGCGGGCCGGGGTCGGCGTAAAAGCGCACGCCGGTCTCGGCGTTGGTGGTGATGTTGGGGGTGGTCATGGTCAGACAGCAGAGCGGGTGTACTCGATGATGCACTTGATGCCGGATGCACCAGTGCCAAGGCCGATCAGATCGACCCCTAGTCGGTCGCCAGCGGCCAGCGACAGAACGCCAGCCGTGCCGGATAGCGACCCGGTAGCGACTGAAGCGCCAGAGGCCAGCGTTGCATTGGCGGACAGAAGGGCCGTTTTTGTTCCTGCGGCAATTCGCTTGTATGCGCTCAACGTCGTTGTGCTGCTGCCGGTGTTATCAATGTGCGTGATAAACGTGATCTTTGTAATCGTTACCGCAAACGACAGCGGCAGTGATTCGTCATAGTTCGTGCTCGCCGTTGCAGTCTCGCCACGGTTACTAATGGTGAACACGATCCCATCAGCGATTGCGCCTAGCTCCGCGTAGGTGCTGCGGGCGTGGACGTGATCGCCCCGGGCCGCATCGGCGCTGCTTCCGGCCGCTGCGGTGGCTGCCAGCGCCGCGGGAGCGGCGCTGCTGAGCGACAGGTTGCTGGTGCCAGCGCCGATGATGGTTCGCGTCGCCGCCGCGTCCGCCTGGGTGAGCAGCGAGCGCCCGAAGGTGGTGGTCGCCAGGGCCGCGATGGATGTCAGGTCGCTGTCGAGCGGCTGATAGGTGGTCGCCGCCGTTGCAGCAGAAAGCGCCCCGGTGATGCGTGAATCGTCGCCGGCTGCCACCGTGCCGGCCGTGGCGCCGATCGAGGCCGTGGCCGCAGCACCCAGCCCCAGCGTGGTGCGCGCAGCAGCGGCAGAGGCGGCGGTGGCTAGGGCCTGGCCGGTTGCCGTTGCCGTTGCCACCCACCAGGCGGCTGCAGCCTGAAACACCCGCTGAGCGGTGAAGGCCCGCCGGGTGGTCCCCACGCCAGCCTCGGCCTCGGCCTGGCTGATCGTGGTGGCGCTCCATTCGCGGGAGTCGCTCAGCCTTGCGTCGCTGGTCTGGACGTAGCTCGTCAGCCCCGCAGGCTGCACCGCCGTTCCGGCCAGCACCGCCGCCGCGTCCCAGCTGGCCTGAGTGGAGGTCAGCGGCAGGCTGTAACCGGCGGCGAAGGTGAGCGCCAGGGTGCCGCTGGCCGTGATCGGTGAACCGGCGACAGCGAAGCCAGTGGGAACGCTGAGGCCCACGCTCGTCGCGGTGCCGGAGCCGCCGCCACCGCCTGCCGCAGTGAGCGCTCCGCCCACGATCGACAGGCCCGAGCCCAGCGTGAACACCTGCGGCGCACCCGTACCGCTCTCCCGGCCCAGCACGCCCGCCGTCATGGTCAGGCCGCTGCTGCCGATCGCGCCGGTGGCGGCCTTGCCGTCCAGGGCCGTCTGCGTGGCCGTGCTGATCGGCTTGCTCAGGTCGCTGGTGTTGTCGGCGCTGCCGAGGCCTACCGTGGCCTTGGTCGCCAGGGCGGCGATGGCGCTGGCCGCTGCATCCACTGTGGTGCCACTCTGATCCATCGGCACCCGCTCGGTCCCGCTGAGCGCCGAAGCGTTGGGCAGCCCTGTGATCGTGACGTCGGCCATGGGCTCAGGCTAGGAAGCAAGAGTGACGAGATACCGGCCATCGAGCGTCACCAGGCGCAGGCCGCTCAGGGTGGCGATGTTGTTGGCCACAGCCGCCGATTTCACCAACGGCACCCGGCAGAACGTCCCGTCGTCGAAGCGCTGCGGCTGGGTTTCGACTTTGTAGCTGATCCCATCCACCGTGATGGCGTCGCCATAGCCCAGGCTGCCGAAGGTGGCCGTCGGGACTGTCAGCAAATAATCGATGATGGTGAGCTCGCCGCCGAGGATGATCTCGGAGTTTTGAGAGAGAAAGCCTTGCCCGGTGACAGCGCCAGCCACAACGCTGACGCTGCCCAGGCGGTCAAAGGCCACCCGATTGGCTGCTGCCGATAGGGTGGCCCAACCCATCAGAAGGAGCCGTTAAGGCGGACGTTGGCACTGGTGTCGCCGGAGGCGTAGGCGGCCACGAACACACCGATCAGCGTGTTGCTGGTCGAGGTGGCGGTGACGTTTTTGTTCGTGTTGTCCCAGTACGCCTTGGCGCCAAGGGTGGCAGCGCCGGTGGCCTTGGGCAGGGTGAACACGCCCTCAAGTTCAAAGCTGCCAACCTCGGCGTTGGCCAGGGCGGTGACGGCGACACCAAAGATGGAGCCGACCAGAGCGCCACCGCCAGAGGCGACGGCGTAGGGGGCGGCAAGGGCGAGCGTATTGCCCGCTTGGATGGAGTTTTTCACGGTGGGTTACCTCGGGGGTGGATGAATGAAGGGCCGGGATCACCGGCCCAGGTCAAGATCAGGCGCCGGTGGAGCGGTAGATGAAGCGGTAATCCTTCACTGCGCAGCCGAAGTCGAAGCGGGCCAGCAGGGTCAGGCCATCAGGATCCCGCTCGGTCACGGGGGTGATGGTCGGGCCGGGCTCGTCGGCCAGGTAGCCGTACACCAGGCCTTCCACTTTGCTGGGGGCAGAAGCGGCGTACCACTGGGTGGCGGAACCATCAAGGCGGGGCTCGACGATCAGCTGCATCGCGCCGGCGTAAACGTTGGGGCCGGCCGCTCCGGTCAGCGCTGCAGGGGCGTAGCCGGTGGGGTACAGGAACTGCAGGGCGGTGGCTTCCAGATCGGTGGGAACGATCAGATAATCCGGGGTCAGGTTGACCGTCACACCCGAGATGTCCGTTTGCTTGCGCATGGCCTTCTTCGCGGCGTTCATGCCAGCGATGCCAATCGCGCCGGTGCCGGTGTTGTTGTGGCCGGCGGCGAACAGGGCAGCGCCGTCAACCGAGACGGTGGCGTTGCTGGTGATCAGGGCCCACACCAGGTTGGATTCCAGGCGACGGAAGCCGCGGCCCAGATACTCGGGGGTCCGCTCCAGGGCGCTCAGATCGTCGTTAATGATCGCCTGGCGGGTGATGGTCACCTTGCGGGCGTAGGTGGCCAGCTTCCAGGTGGCCTGGGCTTCCTGAAGGGTGCCCTTCTTGTATTCGCCACCTTCAAGCAGAAGCTCAGGGGCAAGGTCAGCAGCCAGCACCAGATCGCTGGCCTGCTTGAAGTCGGGCAGGTTGCGCTGCTTGGCGAGGGGCTTCCAGGTGTGGGGCTCCTCTTCGTAGGCGGCGGTCAGGGTCTTGCCGGCCAGGTTGCTGAACAGCAGCGGGAAGTCCGACGTGCTGTGCATGGCCATCGCCACCAGGTCGCTCTTGGAGCGGCCAGCGGTGTTGATGCCGCGGCTCTCGGCGAAGATCCGCACACACTCCATCAGGGAGTAGCCGCGGTAGGCCTTGCCAGCGTCGCCGATCTTGGCGCCGGGGTTGATGCGGGCCTCCAGCATCTCACCGATGCCAGCCATCACCGAATCGCCAGCGTCACGGGTGACCTGGATGCGTGCAGGGTGGCCAGCGGCGCCGGCACGGCTTTCGATTACGGAAGCGTGAGCGTTGACGATCTCCATCGCCACTTCGGTGAACGGCTTGCCGCCGTCAACCATGGCCTGCACCACATCAGCGGCCAGGCCAGCCGAGGCGGCGCAACGGCGGATGTCGGTCTCGCGGCGCAGGGCGGCAACGGTGGCGGATTCGGTGGAGGCGGCCACAGGCTGGGGAGCCTGAGCCTGGGCGGTCACAGCCTCAGTCGCGGCGGCTGCCACGGGCTGCACCTCAGTGGTCGCGGCCGGTGCGCCCCCGGCCTGAGATTGCGAAGTCATTGGATTCAGGGAGGGATTGGGGTTTTCCTCTAGGCTCAGGCTACCGATTGCATCTGCCCAGGGCTTCAGCAGAGCGGCCGGGGCATTGGTGAATCGATCAGCAGGCAGGCGCGGCACGCTGGCGCGCACATCAACCGGGGCCACAACCTCATCGGCCAGGCCCGCTTCAACCGCGGCAGCTGCGGTGAACCAGGTGCCAGCACCAGCGCCGGCCGCCATCCACTCATCTACCTGGGCCTCGGCTGCGCCAGACTTGCGGGCGTAGGTCTGGCGGTAGCTGGCGCTGTAGGTGTCGAGCAGGTTGGCCGAAGTGCGCAGGGATTCAGCGTCGCCGGCCGCCATGCTCCAGCAGTTGTGGATCATCATCAGGGCGTTATCAGGCATCACCACCCGATCACCAGCCATGGCCACCATCGAGCCGGCGGACGCTGCAACTCCATCGATCACAATGGTTTTCTTGCCCTGGTAGCGGGCGAGGATGTCGTGGATCGCCAGGCCCTCGCCGGCGTCGCCGCCATAGCTGAACAGGTTGATGGTCACGTCCCGGCCGCCGGCCTGCTCCAGGGCCCGGGCCACATCGGCGGCCAGCACGTCAAATCCCACGTCGCCATAGAGCTGAAGCACCGGCGTCGTAGCCGCTGCTGCTTTCACCGTCACACCAAGAGTCATTGCCTGATAGTCGCTGGACTCAGGCTACGGAGGGTGAGGTGCTAGGGCGCCAAGGGGGAAGGCAAAGGGTCTGCAATTAGATCGCCATCCACCGCATCACTCCCCGGATCCGGCGCCGAGCTGATGAAGCCCGACCCCACCGGCCGCGCCTGGGTTACGCCGCTGTCGCTCACCAGGCCAGGGTCCACGCTCAGGGTCAGGCCGGCTGTCTTGGCGCGCTGCATGTCGGCGCTGAGCTCGGCGATCACCTCTTCGGGCACATAGCCGAACGACCGCTGCACCTCTGACAGGCTCATGATCCCGGCCCGCACCGCGCTGATCAGCGCCGGAATCTCGCGGGTTGGATCGATCATTTCCCGCCGCGGCGGGGTGTGGGTCCATTCCATCGGGCCTTTGAGCAGGCCCACCATCCGCGCCAGCTCGTCGTGCCAGCGGCAGACCGGGTTGAGCATTCCGGGCACACTGACCTTGCCGCGCAGGTAGGCGATCCGGCGGCTGGACTCCAACCACCCGCCACGGAAGCTCGAAAAGTTGACGTTTGACAGATCGCCCGTCATTGACTCGTAGGTGATCTCATAGGCCGCGGCGGCTGCATGGGCGTACTCGCGGTGCGTGCTCACAAAGTCGCCGGAGCTCGGCGGACTAAAGGCGCGGAAGTCGCGGCCAGGGGGCAGGTGCTCCACTGCGCCGGGCTCGATAGTGTCGAAGTCGATGCCGGTTTTGTTTGGGTCTTGCTCGCCGTCCATGTCGGTGACGACGCCAAAGAAGCACGCGGCAATCTTGTCCTTCATCTGCTGGGCGGCGCGGATGTCGCCCATATCCCGCAGGGTCAGAATCGCCGCGGTGCCAAACGGCAGGCCCATCCGCTGGCCGGCGCGGCGAGAGTCAAAGTGCAGGCTGATCTCGGCCTTCGGCACGAAGCTGCTCTGGATCTTGATGCCTGTCGCCAGCAGCGACTCACCGGGATGCTGGTCCCGGATCCAATAGCCCTGCAGCCGGCCGCTGCTGTCGAACTGTTGGCCAAATAGGATGTCGATCCCGTTGTCCTTGTTGAAGTCCAGCCAGTCGGGCTCCAGCATCTGCACCTGGAGCGGCGCAATCCCGTAGCGCTCGAACAGCTCAGGATTCACCCGCTTGCGCACCAGCACCGCGCCGCGCACGGCGGTGGTCCTGGCGCCCACGGCCTGGTTCCCGTACCAGTCGTGAATCCCGTAGAAGTCGGACTCTGGCGTGTCCGCCCAGCGCTTCCACGCCAGGTTGTATCGGCGGGTCGCACCCTGCGGGGTGCTCATGATGCCATCGCCAATCCAGTTGTTGACGATCACGCCGATGGCCCTGGAGGCGTAGGCGTCGTTATCGGCCAGGTCCTGGTGACGCTTCACCAGCCAGTACCACGCCTGCCGCAGGTCGCTGTTTGGGCCGCTGTTGCTGGCCCACCAACCGGAGGTGCGCCGCGTTTCCTTGGCCGCCTCAAACTCGCCCAGCACGCGCCGGGCGCTTTCAATATCCCGGGCCTTCCTGCGCTTTCCCATCAGGTGGGCCTCGTCATCCCGTAGTACGTCCGGCGCACCCGCACGCTGGTGGTCGGCTCCAGCTCGGCGGCCATGCTCTGCTCAATCCGGCGCATCTCATCAAGGCTGCGATAGGTCAGCTGCCGGCCGTCACTGAACCGCACCTGCAACACGCCCTCGGCGATTGCAGCGCGCAGATCCGCCAGCTGGGTGGAGGTGTAGGCCATAGGCTCAGGCTACCGAGCCAGCCAGCCACGGCGGCTGGGCTTGCTGGTGGCTTCGCTGCTGTTCAGCCAGCCGCTGCGGCGCTGCTCATCAGGCTGGGCAGGCTGATCCTGGGGCGGCAGAGCAGGGCCGCCCAGCTGCGCCTCCAGCTGATCCCACATCGTGGCCCGGTTGTAGCGACGGGCCACCAGCTGCAGGGCGGCGTAGGCCATCCGGGTGCAGTCGCCGGCTTCGTCGCGGGAGCCAGCAGGCAGCGCCCAGCTGTAGGTGGTTTGGCCTTTGTCGCGCTTTGGCATTCGCTTCCAAGGGAACAGCTCAGCCAGGAATTGATCGGTGCTGGCCATGCCGAAATGCAGGTAACCGGGGCCCGGTTGTTCATTGCGCAGGCGGCCCTGGAGGTGGTTCACGCTGGCGTCGTAGCCGACGTTGAACAGCAGCACGCCGCGCTTGGTGATGCCCTGGTTTTTCCTGTTCACATCCACCGGCGCGCCGCGGCCGATCAGCGGCTTGCCCTTCTGGTGTGCGCCCTTCATCGGCACCCAGCTCGAGGTGCGGCTCCGGCACCAGTCGCGCACCTCATGGGTGGCGTAGCCACCGTCGTCGATGCCGCCCATGGTCAGCCGGAGCTCTGTGCCATCGGCCTTGCGCCATTTGGTCTTGGTGATCTGATCCAGCTGGGCCAGCGTCTCCGGCTGCTGCGGGTCGCCATCGATCTCCCAGTGGCCTAGGTGCCAGCCTTCCTCACCACGGCCCCAGCCCCAGACCGTCAGCACCAGCCGCTCGCCCACGGTGCCGCCGCCGCCCTGCACGTCCACGCCAGCGGTGAGCAGCAGCACGCCATCGGGCACCGTGCCCTCGGGGTAGCCGTTGCCGGCCGCTTCGTTCTTGCGCCGCTGGGCCAGCCCGTCGCCGGTGAGCTTGCCTGATATCGAGTCTTCCCACGGCTCGCCGAGCACCGTGTTGTGGAAGGTCTGCATCGCGTCGGGGTCACCCTTCCGCATAGCGTCCAAGGCCTCGGCGTGCTCACGCACCAGCACGGTCCAATCCGCTGCCGGGCTGTAGCTGTAGGCGGCCCAGATGTGAAAGCTCACCAGCCCCGGCTGCTGACTGATCGCCGTGGGGCGCCACTCGCCGCGCTCCACCATCCAGCGCTTCTTGCTGTGGGGGATCGGCTTGGCGCAGTTCTCGCAGCCGTAGTGGCCGGCGTGCTCACCTTCGCGGATCATCTGCTCCCAGCGCAGCACCTGCATTGCCTGGCAGAACGGGCAGGGCACATAGAAGCGCCGTTGATCGCCGCGCAGGAAGGCCTCTTCTGTCTTGCCACCGGCAAAAATGGGGGTTCCGCCTTGGCCGATCTTGCGGTCCCAGTAGTAATCCGCGCGGTTGCGGCCCAGCTTGATCGGGTCGCCCTCGTCGAGCTTGGGGTAAGCGTCCACCTCGTCGAACAGCACCACCTTGCGGCTCTTGCGCCGGAAGCTCCGGCCGCTGGCCGCGTTCACGATGTCGATCAGCCCGCCATTGCTCAGCTGCTTCAACAGGATCGTGTTGCTGGCGGTGCCGCGCGACTTGCTCTCTGAAATCAGGCCGCGCAGCACCGGCGTGTCCTCGAACAGTGGCTTGATTTCTTCCTTGCTGTAACCCTCGGCGTCTTCCTTGACCGGCTGGACGATCATCACCGGGCAGGGATCCTGGTGGCTGAAGAACTGCACCACCACGCCGAGCATCTTTGTCCAGCCCACCCGGGCGCTCTTCATGATCGCCACCGTCTCCACTGCCGGGTCGGTGAAGGCGTCGAGGATCTCGCGCTGATACGGCAGCGTGTTCCACTTGCCTTTCTCGGCGGCGTTGCCGGTCATCACCGCAAACTCATCGGCGTACTCGCTCAACCGCAGCCGCGGCGGTGGCTTGAAGCCCGCCAGGATCTGCCGGGTGAGCTCCGCAGGGTCGGCGGTGATCATGCCTTCACCTCCCCGGCCGCCAGCTCGTCGAGGGCCTCGCGGATCAGCGTGGTCAGCAGCTCCACCTCCTCGATCTCCAGGTGTGGGATGCGCTGCTTTGCTGTACTGGGCACGCCGAGGAGGCGGGTGCGGGTGATGTTCACCGCGCCGCCCCAGGCCAGATCCACGTCCTCGCGGCGGAGCAACAGGCCTTCCTGCGTCTTGCGCTGCAGCTCCAGCAGGTTGGCCTTCTCGTATTCGCTGCGGGCGCGGCTGTCGTTGTAGGCCGGCAGCTCCTCAGGTTCTGGCGCCCTGGGCGGTGGCGGCGGCTGCTGTTTGGGGTGTGGCTTGGTGCGCTCAGCGGCTGGCCGCAGCGGGTTGGGCGAATCGGTGCGGGTGCGGGTGATCGCCGCCCAACGTTGCTCCAGGTTGTCGCGCTCGATCAGCGGGTTGCCGTCAGGGCCCGGCACCGTCTCCAGCTCGTTGCGCTGGATCTTGCGGTAGATGCTGCCGCGACTCTTGAGGCCGAGCACCTTGGCCGCTTCCCCCACGCTGATCAGCACTTAGCCCGGCTTGTCGCACCTTGTCACAAGCTAGGGAAGGTGTGACAAGGTGCTGTGA